AACGAATGCCTCGTTATATTGTGTGGCAATTGTATGTATTACGTTTGGATATAGTAGTGGGCTAATTTGATTATTTCTAAACTTACCAACTAACTTATATGGAACATCTGTAATATCAATAATTGTGAATGCAGAATAATCACCATCTACACCCATTGCGGTATCACATACCATAACATATGTGTGACCTTTTTCTGGTGCCTCGTAAATATCTAACCCATCTTTCGAGTGAATTGGATTATTAAAAGACATAGAAGCAATAAAATCTGCATTGATAAACGTTGAGCTAGAACCTAAGAACTTACAAATAACTTCTTGGTTATACTTAAGATCACCAAGCATACGACGTTGCTCTTCAGCCCATGCCTCATCACGTCCTGGAATTTTCCAGTAAGGAATAAACAAAGGCACGAATCCATTACGATCATTCTCAGCATCATTCCAGAATTTCCAGAAGTGATTATAGCCAAGTGGTGTAGAACTTAGTAGAATCTTTGTAGTTTGTCCAGCAGAAATTGTTGGATAAACAGAAGTAAAAAATTGCTCAGCAACAGTGTTTGGAATAATGGCAGTTTCATCAACGTATAACATGTTAACAGATTTACCACGAATACCTGATGTAGTAGTTGCTGCAGTAAAAACTTTTGAACCATTCTCTAATTCAATATCACCTTTGTTCCATGTAGTAACACCCTGTTGCAACCACTGTGGTAAATTCTCATACATCGTTTGGTATCTGCTAAGCACTTCACGTGCAGCTGTTGCTTTGTTGGCAAGGATAGCTACAGTTTTGGCTTCTTGAAACAGAGTGTACCAAAGGATGTACGCAGCAGCTGTTGTAGTTTTCCCCTGCTGACGACCTTCCATGAGAATAACTCTACGATTCTCATGGATTACTTTTAATTTTTCAACCTGACATTCATACAGCTTGAATGGTACAAGACCATGGTCAAGCGAAACAATCATACAATAATTTTCAATAAAGTAGATTGGGTCACGTGCGCACTTTAAGTATTCCTCGATCTGCTCAGGTACAAACTGGATTTGAACACCAGCTGCCTTTAGATTTTGGTTTGAATTATATATTTGCGCCATTATTTAAAACCCATCTAACCAACTCTCTGTAGAAAGTGTTGCTGTTGTAGTATCACCTGTTGCAACATAGATACGATTTGGATCAGTTATGTTATTAAGTCCAATGTTAGCTTCAACCTGAGAGATAACAGCTTGTCCAGAAACAGCACCAAAGAGACTTGTCTTCAATGTAAAATTAAGAGTATGTGTAACAAAACGACGAGTTTGAAAATCACCATCATACTCATCTGAGACGCTAACACTATTTAGAATAACTGGAATGTCTTGTACAACATTCATATCAGGTACAGCATTAATTGCCAGTGTATACTCTGGAGTGAATGTTGGAAGAATTTGTTCAATGATTTGGAGACCATCTTCTTGTGTTTTAGTTAAAACATAAAGAGAGATTTCAATATTGTATGGTACTGGTGTATACATGTATGTCATTGAATCAACACCAGAACCACATTTGATTTGTTGCATACGATTTAACTTACGCTGTGCATCATATGAATAACCAAGGATCTAAAATGACATTCTAGGTAGAGTTGTATAAGTATGCTGTTCTAAGTTTGGATCAGAATCAAGACGCACAATCCATTTTTCTTTTGGAGCATATGCAAGTGGAATTTGTAAACGCTGAATAGTTTCTCCAGTTACTGAGTCACCCTGTTTACGATCGATATAAATGTCACTAAACAAACTACCAAACGCAACGATAGTTTTTCTAATTAGTCCATGATAGAATACATTACTGCTCAACATCTATTTCACCGAATGGGTTAGTTGCAGAAAAGAGAACGTCTTGCGCTTCTTGCTTAAATGTATTATTATCACCGAACGACTCAACTTTATCAATATCGATTTTAATAGTTGCTGTTGCTGCAGCCGCAGTGCCAGCCCCACCAGTGAATGAAATAGTTGGAGCAATTTGGTATCCAGTTCCTGCATTAGTTATATCAACACGAATAATCTTATTTGCTGACGCCCCAGTTCCTCGAACTGCTGTAGCTGTAGCACCTACTCCAGAACTACTTGTGAATGAAACAGTAGGAACAGATGTGTACCCAGAACCTTGATTGGTCACGGTAATAGCAGTCACACTGCCATACTTAGTTCTTGTTGTATTAGTTGAGAATGATTTAAGTGTTTCAAACGCATCAACTTCTGCAAAACCAGTATCAATACGTTCAGAAGCATATTGGAAGAGTTCAACTTGAAGTTTGTAAACATAAAGTTTACCAAGCTGATAGAATGGATCTTGGTGTTGAACGAATTTAATTTCAAACAAACCTTTTGTGAGTGGAAAATAAATTAAATCACCTTCACATGGACGATTTGGTAACTGTGTTACTCCATAGCGACCAATGAATTGATCCCAGCGACGACGTGCAACAACTAACGTAGCTGACTGCTCCATCATTAAACCAAACTTTTGAAGGAATGGACCTTGCCCCGCAAAGCTATCAACATTCTCAAAATACATTTCAATTGGAAATGCAGTTTTAAATTCGCTTAAACGATCTTCACCCAGCACATTGTCTTTTGAAACTAATGTTCTAGGAATATACATTACTTCCTGTCCGTAAATGCGCAGGGACTCTATAATGAGATCCTCGATGAGCATCTGCTCTGGACGAGTTCCATTCGTAAAGTAAACATTAGTTGTAGTCATTTTATCCCAAGAAGAATTCTAGAGGAGCAGATTTGTTTTGCAGTTCGTCTTCTAGTTCTTTGACTTCACCAGTGGCTTCGTCATATAACTTATCGCCATCTAATGTTACACCACCTGGAAGTTGAATTCCAGAGAATTTCTTAATGTTTGTTGCCCACTGTTTCTTGAACAATGCAGTTACATAGTGTTTTAACCATGCTTCGTCCCAAACTTTAGTAGCTTCTGCTGGATCTAAGGCACGATAACATTCAACAACCACATAGTCACCAAGTGCTACGTCAGCTTCCCAATTTATATCAAGATAAAGTTTGCTATTACGACGATTGAAACGGAACATTGGATGTCCATTTAGCTCTAAGTCTAATAGAGCCAAGTGACTCATAACAGTTTTATAATAAATGATAGATGTAGATGTTAAATCATACAAGTCATTTAAACGTAATTGATATTGTAAGTCGAATAAACTTTTAGAAGAAGATGCTTGACTGAATGGCAATATACGTGTAATACCGTAAACCAAATCTGGGGTAGTAATGTACTTTTTATCCCACACACCTAAAGTGCATGCTGGTGTACCAAGAACTGCAGTGACTCCACTGCTGGCACCAGTAATTGTTTCACCAGTAACAAAAGTACCCTCAACATGAGTTACTAATAATGTTGTGCCAGTCGAGACTCTTGTAGTTTCTCTCTGTACTTTAGCCCTAGCACCAGAAGTGCCACCAACAACAATCTCTGCTAAAGCAAAATTTGCTGCCACAGATGTTGTTAATTTAATCTCTGAAGCACTAATATTAAACTTTGTATATACCTTTTCAATACCATCGGGATGATAAACTCTCCAGTACTCTAACGCTTCATCTAGACGATCCTCTAGTTGATCTTCATCAGCATTAATTTCAACTACAGGATGTCCAAGTGCACGAAGGCAGTACTGTTTTAACTGGTCTCTAGAAGCTACTGCCATTTGGTATCCTAATTAAGCAAATTTAGTTTGACCAGCGAATGCTGTAAATGTAGCACTACCAGTTTTAATAATAGTCAAAGTATAGACATCAATAGCACTAGAATTGCCAGAACTATAAGCAACACCATTTTGATATTTTGGTGTAATTGCGCTACCATCAATAGTAATAGCACTTTGATAATATGCAGTACTGTTAGTAGCCAAGAATGTTATGGTGATAGAGTCACCTGTAGACATTACAGAATTTAATGCTGTGCCGCTATCACCACGTACATTCAATGTCCAGTTACCTGTAGAGTTACTAGTATAGTATAAAATAGACTGAGTTTTATAATCAAACTGTACTGTTGATCCAGCTGCTGTAGCAGTGACTGTAACTTTTTCTCTGGCTCCAACCAAAAACATATCTGTAATTGTTGGAGTTGTTAAAGATGGACTAGTACCAAGTACATTTGCACCAGAACCTGTAGAACTAGTAACACCTGTACCACCATTGGCAACAGGTAATGTACCAGTAACACCAGTACTTAATGGTAAACCAGTACAACTTGTCAATGTACCAGAAGATGGAGTTCCAAGAACTGGCGTTGTTAGTGTCGGGCTAGTAAGAGTCTTATTAGTAAGAGTTTGTGTGCCAGTTAACGTAGTTACTACAGT